TACCAGTAGAATTATATCTATGTGGAGATTGTGGTGAAATAAATAAAGAATTACTACCAAAAGAATTACAGAATAATGGCAACTAGAACACTATTTGACCATATAACAAATATAACTTCAGTTCAAAATCCAAAGTATTGGGATAGTTTAGAAGATGCAGATAAGAAATCTTGGAGTAACTATATGGTTCATCGTTTTCTTTCTATGAATCCTGATTGGATAGAGGTTCTTTCAGAAATACAACCTTATACCCAAGTTTTAGAACCAAAACAATTATATCTTGTTCTTATTGGTATCTTACCAAAGGGTAGAAGGTATATGAAATATATAAAAGGTAAAAAGGCGGATAAATATGAATCTTGGTTGGTTGATTTAATTAAACAAGATTTTAACTGTTCACTTAGAGAATCTGAAGATTATTGTGAAATACTTTATGCAACCAAAGAAGGTAGAGAAAATATAAAGTTCATCTGTGAAAAATATGGTATTGATAAGAAACAAATAACTAAATTAAAGTTGAAACTTTAATAGAAAATATTTGGATATATCAATTAATTTTCGTATCTTTACATAGTAAACGATAAAACAGTTATAATATGGCAAGAGTAAGTTATTCTCAGTATGGTATGTATAGTTCATGCCAACAACAGTACAAATTAAATTACATTGATAAGTTAGGTATTAGCAATGCTAATATTCATCTTATTTTTGGTAGTGCTATGCACGAAGTAGTACAACATTTCTTAGATGTAATGTATAATGTTACTAAAAAGCAAGCATTAACACTACCACTTGAATCAATGTTACAAGATAAACTTGTAGAACACTTCAGTAAATATAAAGAGAAGATGGGTGAAGATGACCCATGTACCAAAGAAGAACTCCAAGAGTTCTTTGAAGATGGTAAGGCTATCCTAAAATACTTCACAAGTAAATTAGATAAGTTATACACTAAGAGTGGATTCGAACTTATCGCAATTGAACAAAGATTGAATGCTGAGATTAAACCTGGTGTTAACTTCATCGGTTTTATTGATGTACTTTTAAAGGATAAAACTACCCAAGATTATATTATCATTGACTTGAAAACTTCAACAAGAGGTTGGAACAAGTATCAAAAAGCTGATAAAATAAAAACTTCTCAGATGTTATTATATAAGAAGTTCTATTCTGAAAAGTATGATATACCACTAGATAAGATTAAAGTAGAATATCAGATACTCAAACGAAAACTTTGGGAAGGTGCTGATTTTGTACAACCAAGGATATCTAAGTTTGTTCCTGCAAATGGTAAACCCTCAATGAATATGGCATGGAAGAATTTTATGTTCTTCGTTGATTCTGTATTTGGAGATAATGGTGAGATAATTCAAACCAATTTTCCAACAAATAAAGGTAAACCTTGTGATTGGTGTGAATTTAAACAAAGAGGTTTATGTTCTGCATGGAATTAGTAACGTTTTTCTAATTTATATATATTTATATAAAACAATAAAGGAAAGTTATGGCAGAAACAAAATTAACAACAGTAAAAATAATTAAAGGTATTTATTCTAAATTCAAAAAGATATCATTTGATTCAAATATAACACTACAAAAACTGGTTAACAGGTCTGTAAACAAGTATATTGAAGATGAAGATTTTAGATTGGAGATTAATAAATATGATAATCTACATGAGAGTGGCTCTCAATTTTAAAAAGGAAAAAAACAAAATGAGTTCAAATGCAAGTGGTCCACAATTAAATTCACTTAGAAACAATTTCAATGATTTAGTTTCTAAAAAGAAAATGGTGGGTAGTACAAAAAGAGTTATCTGGCAATCTAAGCGAAGATACGGAAACATTTAAAAAAATTATTAATTAAGGTTATATGAGTAAAAAGAAGAAAATTCTATTATTATCTGATGATTTAAGAATGTCATCGGGTATAGCAACTATATCAAAAGAATTAGTTTTTGGTACTTTGGATAAATACGATTGGGTTCAACTAGGAGCAGCTGTTAATCATCCAGAGAAAGGTAAAGAAATAGATTTAGGAGAAGATGCAAGAAAAGTAAGTGGTATCGAGGATGCTTCTCTTAAAATCATTCCTTGGACTGGTTATGGAGATGCAAATATTCTTCGTGAATTAATCATGAGACATCAACCTGATGCAATCATGCACTTTACAGACCCACGATATTGGAGATGGTTATATGAAATGGAAGCGGAACTAAGACAAAACCTTCCGATTTTATTTTATCATATTTGGGATGATTTACCAGACCCTCATTATAATAGAGATTATTATGAATCATGTGATTGGTTGGGTTGTATCTCAAGACAAACATATGGTATCGTTAGTAGAGTTGGTAAATTAGATTCAGAAACAATCAAACCTCTTGAAGATTGGCAAGTATCATATGTACCACATGGTATTAATGATACTACATTTAAACCATCAATTGTACCTGAAGACTTTAGAAAACAACTATTTGGTGGTAAAGATTATAAGTTTGTTCTATTTTGGATGAACCGAAATATTAAACGTAAACAACCATCAGATGTTATTTGGGCATTCAAGAAATTTGTAGATAAATTACCTAAAGAAGATAGAGATAAGGTATGTTTAATAATGCATACAACTCCAGTAGACCAAAATGGAACTGATTTAGTTTCTGTTGCTGATAGAATAGCACCAGGATGTGATGTTAAATTCTCAACAGATAGAATTTCTCAAGAACAACTTAACTATCTATATAACTTATCAGATTGTACAATCAATATTGCAGGTAACGAAGGATTCGGATTAACAACTGCAGAATCAGTTATGGCAGGAACTCCAATTATCGTAAACGTTACTGGTGGACTACAAGACCAATGTGGATTCAAATGGATTTCAGATGATGAATCTGTAAATGGTAAATACCTAACTGCAGAAGATTATAAAGATATTGGTTCACTTCATGAATATAAGCAGTGGGAAGATAAAGTAACACATGGTGAGTGGGTAAAGCCAGTTTTCCCAAAAGTACAAACAATGGTTGGTTCTATTCCAACTCCGTATATCATTGATGATAAAGTAGATGTGGATGATGTTGCAGATGCAATCAGATATTGGTATGATAAAGCACCTGAAGATAGAAAAGAAGCTGGAGCAATTGGTAGAGAAGAATTCATTGGAGAAATGGGATTAAATTCTAAAAATATGTGTAAAACACTTGTTGATGGAATTGAAACTACATTTGAAAATTGGAAACCAAAAGATAAATTTAATGTTTACAAACTTAGATAATGGTAAAACCTATTTTTATTATCAGAGTACCTGGTTATTGGACAAACTCACAAGTTCAAGCATCTCGTTCAGCTATTCATAGTATGAAGGAATTGGGTAATGATTATCATATTTTAACATTACAAGATAATGAAATAGAAACTATTAAGTTTGAGTGTTATAATTCACCACACGAACCAGAAAAATTAGAAGAAGTAACAAAATTAACAACTCTCTCAATTGAGAGATGTTTACGAAACGAAGAAGAAAACCGATTAAGAGAATTAGAAGATGAATAAACCTTTATTAGTATATCAAGCACCAATAGCAACAAGAAGTGGTTATGGTGACCATTCAAGAGATATCTTGAAATCATTATTTGAATTGGATAAATATGATGTAAAAGTTGTACCAACACGATGGGGAAATACTCCACAAGACCAAATAAACCCTCAAAGTGAGTTTGGTAAAAGAGTTCTAAGTAGTTTAGCAACTCAAGTTAGTAGAAAACCAGATATCTTTATTCAAGTATCGGTTGCAAATGAATTTAAAAGAGTTGGTGAGTATAATATTGGGATTACTGCGGGAGTAGAATCAACAATTGCACCACAAGAATTTATTAAGGGAGGAAATCAGATGGATTTAATTATAACACCATCTGAATTTACAAAAGAAGTTTTAGTAAAAACTGGATATACTGAGGTTGATAAGGAAACCAAAAAAGAAATAGCAAAACTTGAATTAAATAGACCAGTTGAAGTTCTATTTGAAGGAGTTGATACTTCTATATTTAATGGTAAATCAAAATCTTCCATTTTAGATTCAGTTGATACCGATTTTAACTTTCTATTTGTAGGACATTGGTTAGCAGGTGGATTGGGACATGATAGAAAAGATGTAGGAATGATGATTAAAACATTTTGTACTGTTTTTAAATCAATACCAAAAGATAAACAACCAGGTTTTATTCTAAAAACATCTCATGCTGGTTTCTCAGTAGGTGATAGAGAAAAGATAGCAAGTAATATAAAAAATATAACTGAAGAATATGGAGATAAGTGTCCACCAATTCACTTAATATTTGGAGATTTATCTGAATCAGAATTAAATGATTTATATAATGATGATAAAGTAAAAGCAATGGTATCTTTTACAAAAGGAGAAGGATATGGTAGACCTCTTGCAGAATTCGCTACAACTGGTAAACCAATCATTGTTTCTAATTGGAGTGGATTCAAGGATTTCTTACCAGAAGAACATACATTATATTTGGATGGTGAGTTAAAAAACGTTGATGCATCTTCTGCTAATAAATTCTTATTAAAAGAATCTAAGTGGTTCTATGTAAACTATTCTAAGGCAGCTCAAATATTATACAAAACTTTCGATAACTATACACAGTCTTTAAAACAATCTCAAGGATTAAAAACTAATATAAATAAAAACTTTACATTAGATAAGATGACTAGTAAACTTGGGGAACTATTGGATAAATATGTTAAGGTAGCAAAGAAAGTAGAAATGAAACTTCCAACTATTAACAAATTATAATGGCATATACAAGACAATATAAAGCATTTTTAAAACCAGAAAGAAGAATAGGTAAATCTCTAATCAGACCAAGAAATATTTATAGAATAACAACTTATAAAGGTGGAGAACCTGCAACTAGAAGTGGAGAAGATGCGAGATATGTGTTTGTCATTGGTATTGTAGATAAAAAAGTTCATTGTATTAAACTTAATCCAATAAAGCCTATTGATTTTACAACATTAATTGCTAAACTTAGAGATAAAAGAATACCAATAGGCTCAGACCAATCATTGGAACTTTTGTTAAAGAAATTTAGTAAAGATGGTAATAATTTATTTTCATCTTTTATAAAAAATAATAATAAATTATATTCTCGTTCATTATCAAATTATAGAACCTATAAAATAGATAATATAACAAACATTTACGAAATTAGATTTGAACAAGATTTTTTACAAGAACTATTCAAAGAAGGTTCAAATAAATCAACAAGAAGACAAGTTATTGCAGAAGAAGTAGTAGAAGACCAACAAGATATAGCAGATAATGAATAAAATATTAATCACAGGAGTAGCAGGTTTACTTGGAAGTAGATTGGCAGATTGGATTATAGAAAATAAACCAAATGTAGAA